TTGAAGAATGAACAACAAGTATTCAAGATGGAATTGGATAAACAGAAAGCTGCGGCTTCTGGCCTTGTGGTTCCTACTCAAGATCCTAAACCACAAGATTCAAAAAAGCCCGTGACACAGTGGACTGATATTCCCACTGTGTTGATTCCACAGGCTTTGAATCCTTCTACTGGAAAAGATATTACTGAACTTAGCACGACGCCAAATGTAGATACTAATTACTCTCGTGCTTTGTTTGATGCTCTTGATATTCGTAAGAAACAGCTAATTCAGGAAGGCAGAATTCCTAATGCTCCTAGTAACGAAGCCAGTAAACAATATGATTTAATCCAGCAAGAATTGCAAAAAACTCTTGCTAGACTAGATGATAAAAGTCTCGACTACAGTCCTCTTGGTCAACCAGGACAATTGCTTGGCGGTTTGCTTGATGTAGTTAGTGGGCCTCTTGATCTGGGCACTATGATTTTCGGTGCTCAAATGAATCCTGCTCACAAAGCTCAGCTACTTATTCAAGCAGCTAACTCAGTTAGTCCTATTGTCAGAGCAGGTTTGCAAGACGCTCTTGGTAGAGACCGACTTGACCAAAATGCTGAAATATACCTTTCTCGTATTGGAATGGGACGGTTGAAGAATCGTCTCGGTAACGAGAATGATCTTGGTTCTGCTGATGTTATGATGAAAACAGGTATTGATATCAATACTTTGTTGGCAACAGCAGCAGAAACTCAAATGCATTTTGGTAGCGAAGCATCAACTACTCTTGGTGATGCTTTTAGAGCGTATCAAAATACTGTGTCTGCTGCTAGTCAATTGCCTAATGCGTCTATTGAAGATATGGCTAAGATCGAAGCTGATCTTCAAGCAGCAGATGCGACTATGCGTATGCATGTAAAGAAATACTTTGAGAATGGTGGAACTCCTGAAAGTTTTTCTCAAGCACTTGCATCTGCACAACAGGTAATTAACAGTAAGTATCAGCAACCACTTACTTATACTCCTGGTGATTATCGAGAAACACAGTTTAAAGCTTTGCAATCAAATGTCGCTGACGAATTCACTAGACAACTAAGTGAGTTTGAAACTATTGTATCTGGTGATTTGCCTCTTTTGAAAGACCAGATTAAAAAGGCAGCTATGGGAGACAAGACTTATGAACGAATGAAGCAAGTTGAAAAAGTGCCATTCGATATCAAAGTCAATGAGTATACTAAAGGAAGCAATAAACACAGTCCTGGTGGTTATGGCAAACCTCGTGTTATTACACCAGAAGAATATGCCATTATCGAAACAGGATTTTCAAATGGTGAATTGTCAGATAAAGCTAAATCAGTGTTGAGTAAACTGCACCTTGATGAAAAAAGTGCTAGTAATCTAATTAAAGCAGTGCAGTCAGCGCATCCAAACGAAAAACAAAAAGTCAAAACCGCACTTGACAGGTCGATTGTCAAGAAGGTATTTTAACCGCTATGAGTGGATTTGATGGACTTGTTGAAGCACGCACTAAACAACTTGCTGATGTTGTTCGGCGTTCTTATTCTCGTCCTATTGCTGGTTCTGACAGAGTTGAACGGCAAACAACTCTAGGAGAAAAAGCTCTTGGTGTTCTTGGTGCTGGTGAAGAACTGGTAACTAAGTCGCTTGGTTCGCTACTTACTAACAATCCACGACTTTCACTTCGTAGTGGTATTGGTAGTTATCACCAACAAGCAGGTTTTGGTGATCTATTCCGCGAAACAGGAATGGACCCAACAATGGCAGCAATTCTCGGCATTGCTACTGCCATTGCTAACCCGCTTGATCCACTCAACAAACTTCAAATTGGAAAAGCGTCGAAACTTGGCAAAGCTGCTGATGCTGTAACTAGTGCTGGTGCTGCACTTGAAAAAGGTGCTGATGAACTTTACCGTGTTTCCAGAAAGACTATTGAAGAGTCTATCGCAAGAAGCAATAAAGATCTTGCATCTGGAAACTTGACTGAAGAAGTAGCAAAACTTGCTCGTGATTCTATAAGTCAGAATACAGAGCAACTTAAAAGTCTCGATCAAATTAACGAATTGCTTGTTGAATTGCAGCAACAAGGAGTAAAGGTTCAGGATCTAAAAAAAGCTGGGTCATTTTACGACGCTGTAAAAACTGGGCAACGTCATCTTGTTGGGTTTAGTAGCCCATTCAAGATGGATCAGCTTTCTTTATTTGGACTTGGTAAAAGCTATACTGATAGTGCTAGTGTGTTTGGACTTACTGGTCCAAAGACCGCCGCACTTATCAAATCTGTATCTGGTCTTAAACAGAAGATTGCTAAGCCTGTTAGTGAAGCAGCATATGCACTAGCTAACAAAATGGGCATTCCTGTCACTCAAGGTGAACGAATGAAGGAAGTCAGTGCCAAAGTTAAGAATGTTCTTGACAATAGCAAAGGCACTGTTGAGACAGCAGAACGAGATTTGCTTAGTGTCTATAAGCAATTCTTTGATGCTTATGGTGAGACAGGTAAAGAAGCAGCAAAGCAAGATTTGCTTACTGTTCTTCAATCACTCGAAGTTCGTAACTCTGCGCATAAAGAACTTGCCATTAATCTTATTGGCAAGATGAATGACTATACTGCTCCTACACTCACTAAAGGTAAAGGAGTAGTTGTTGAGAAAGGCAGCGGTCTTAGCGATGAACAAGCATTGCGACTTGCTCCTAGTGGTGTCAGTGACGCTGAATTGCCTATTGCTATTGGACAATTCGATCAAGCTCACGCACCTTCTACTTTCATCGGTAAGAATGGTGCATATGAACTCAAAGCTACTGGTCGCTACATTGTAATTAAGACTAAAGATCCAATTGCCGCGACTAAAGAGTTGAATGATCTTGATGGGATCTTTGGTAACCGCACTTGGGCAAAGCACGAAAAGAATGGCTTTACTTATCTTGTGCAAAAACGGCATCCTGGTGCTTCAAGAATCAACAACACTGCTGATTTTCTGCACGAACACTATCGTAATCTTGAATCTATTGCGGCACAACTAGCTTCTAAAAAGAAAGGTCTAGTCAATCTACAACCACAAGACATCTTTGTGTCTCCTAGTGGTGCCGTGCAGATCGTTAATCCTAATACTGTTGCAGAATTTAAATCATCTAAAGACGCACTAGCCAATAGTCGCACAGTGCTTAGTGCACTTGCTGATGCTGTTGGTATGCCTAAAGGTTCTGCTCGTGAACTACCGGCACTAAAGAATACCGATACTGCTCATGCTGTTCCTCGTGGTGTCAGTGGTTTGACGTTCCGCAATGCTGGTTCCATTGATCTACAGCCAGGAGTATTGCATGTTCCTGCTCACGATCTTATGGAACAAGCTGTCAATACTGACGGCTTTAAGCAGTTTGTTCGTGCATCGTATGATGAAGTTTCTCCTGCTGAGCTTGCTAATCTTACTGGTGATGCAGTAGATTTTGAACGAGCTAACAACATTGCTTATCATCGTGAGCGTATTCGTGAAGCTGTAGCTCGTGGAGAGCAACCACACATTGAGCCTATTGCAGTTGTCAAAGATGATCTTGGCAATCTGCATGTGGCTAATGGACGCGATAGGCTTACTGCTGCTATCCTTGAAGGATACGAAGCAGTGCCTATTTATGAACGTAACTTTATTGGTGAAGTTGCCAAAGTAGAAGCAGGTTTTTATAAAGGATCTACTGTCAGTCTTGCTGATATGTGGCATCCTTTTGAAGATTCCACTGTTTCTACTGTAGTTGGTTCTGCTAAAGGCATTGTTGCAGAAAACTACACTCTTGTAGATCGCAATGGAAAGACTGTTAAAATCGCGAATAAGGATCTTGCTCGTCTTGATCCTCGTCTCACTCCATTGTTTAATCGAATGGTTACAGCAGGTCCGGTTCATTCAGTCGGCAAAGCCAGAACCACGAGACTGAAAGCGGTAGAAGATTTGCTTGCTGCTAAAACTGGCAGCATTCGTAATGCGTTAATTGTTCTTAGCGACATTGCTGAACAGTCTCCAGATCTGCAAACTTTTGTTAAGCACGTTGAAAGTTTGCTTAAGAATCCTAAGACTGGTCAAGGAATTGTTCTTGATAATACACTGCGGCATCCTGATATGCAGTCAGTGTTTCAAGAATTCAAAGATGCCAGTGCTAGGTCTTTGGATAATCTTGCTGCTGGCGGCGCATTTACAGTCCACACGATTACTGATACTCGTCGCCTTGCCCTAGCCACTAACAATTCTGATCTTGTGGTCAAAGTGCTTGATGCCAATAAGAATACACTAAAGGTGTATAGCAATCAGGCTACTACTGCACATTTGCAATTTGTTGCTGAATCTTGGATCAATCGCGGTGCTACCGCTGCTGATGTTGAACCTTATGCAAGGTTTGAATTGAATGGAGTAGACGGCACTAAAACAATTGAAGCGCGTGATCTTGTTGTTGACGCGCATCCTAAAATTGTTGAAGTGCTGCACAATCAAAAAGTTTTCGTTGTGTCTGACGCAATGAAAGCTGATTTGGCAAAAAGTGGTATCCAAGTATTTGATGGGAAAAACGCAGAAGAAGTAATCGGTGTCCTTAAGGACAATGGATTTACTAAAGGTGTTCTTCTCGGTGAAGATAGCCGCGCTGCAAAGTCCACTAAGACTGGCAAATACATGGCAGGACGGCAAGAATCTGTGCTTGTCCATCCTGAATATTCTTTCTTTGTTACACGTAGTGGTGCTGTTGTAATTGGCACTAAACAAAAGAATGTAAAGGATCTTGTCGAAGCAGTATTTGAAGAAGGTCCAGCTTTCTTTGAAGAATTTGGAGTAATGACAACTGGTAAAATTGTTGTCAGTAATCCATTTGGTGCAAAGATGGCTAAGATTGGAGCTGGTGAAGTTCGGCAATTGACTGATCGTATTGTTGAACTTGCTACTAAATTCAAGAAACTTGGTTTCTCTGATAGCACTGTTCTTGATATTAAAGTTCCATTTGACGATGCGGTATGGCGCTCCATGTATGGTGAGCGTGTAACTATTGGAGAAGTGCTTGACAATTTCAAGTTGAATATCCCTGACAACTTGAAAGGGTATATTCCTGATATTCGTGTGCTTGCTCCTGCACGAGTAGGTATGCAAGGTCAGGATCTTGGCATTGTCGGAATGGAAAAGACTCGTTTGGCTAACAAACAAATGCAGACTTTGTTTGATAAGCTAAACGATATTGGCGATAAACTGTTTCTTGAGCAGGCTAAAGCCAATCTTCCAATTAGTTATTACGCTTCTTGGTTTGGTAGGCATCTTACTAAAGACGCTAAAGAAGCACTGAATAAGGCTTGGCTTGAACACGCTAACAAAGAAAGCAAGACATTCCAGCATTTTGAGTCCGCTTTCAAGGCACGCACTCTCACTGACCTGACTACGCAGGAAGTCAACAGTGTGCTTAAACGGCTTGGAAAGGAAGGCGAGGCTAACGTCGAGTCCATCATTTTCGATGTGGTATCCAGTTTCCGCGATGGATACCGTATGAAGCCTACCAAGGAGACTGCTGCTGCACTTGTCGCGCTATCGAAGGTTGTGCCTGAAGGACTTGACTTCTTCTATCTTGATCCAATCTGGTCTGCCGCTCTTTCTTCTCGTGGTGCTGCTCGTGCAATTGCACGTCAAGGTATTGTAGATACTCTGAAAGATAGCGGCATTGCTATTTGGAGTGGCTCAGTTGAAGAACTAAATAAGATCAAAATTGGTAAGAATCCTAAATATCTTGAAGCTGAACGTGAAGTAAAGAAACTCGACACTGAACTAACTACTGCTCAAAACGAATTGCAAAGTCTGCTTAGCAAAACTCCTGATCTTGCAGGGACTACAAGGAAAGCAGAACTTGAAGCGGCAATTGATTCACTTACTCATAGGCTTGCTAAGGCCAATGAGGATAAGGTGGCTTTGTTTGAGAAGGCCACGAAAGGTAAGGTTCTCGATACGATGGTCGATCTTGAATCCGAGCAGGTATGGATTCGGGGCGAGGATATGCAGCGTCTTTTGAACGACGGTGTTCTTAAGAACTCTGATATTATTGGTGATCCATCGGACGCTCTTGTTCGTGTGCCTATTAAGAAATATGCTAGCGAACTTGATAAGAGCAAAGCTGAAATCTTCTTGTTCCCTAAAGAAGTTCAGCCAGTGGTTCAGCGATACTTTGGAACCACTACGCGAGATGGCTTTAACAAGTTCATGCAGTTTTGGGATACATTGCACTCAACTTGGCGTGCATGGACGTTGTTTCCTGTTCCTGCATACCATGTCCGTAACTTGGTAGGTAATGCGTTCCAAGCATATCTTGGTGGTATTGATGATGTCCGTGCTTATCAAGAAGCATTCGGCATTATGAATATCATTGATGGACACCGTAAAGGTTCTCTGTCAACTAAGCAAGTTACTGAAGCACTTAAGACAATTCGTATTGCTTCTGCTGACGGTAAAGTGTATACCGGAGAAGAAATCTATAGTGCGTTTGTCAACCATGGTGGACTGTCAGGTGGATTGCACTTCAATGAGTTCAATTCTTTTGGTGATGTAGTTCGCCAATCAGAATTTGAAAAACTTTCTGTGCAAGCTGGCTTGCGTCCATCATCAGAACTTGCTGGTTCTTGGTTGATGGATAATTCGGCATTGCGGTTAGGTGTGGCTGCTTCTGCTTACGTCGAGAATCGTGTTAGGCTTTCTGCCTTTATTGATTCTCTCGCAAAGGGTCACATGCAACAAAAAGGAGATATTCTCCTTAATGGCATGGAAGCAGCAGCAATGCGAATGAAGTCCATTTTTTACGACTATGGAGACTTGTCGGCGTTTGAACGCTCTTGGGTCCGTCGAGTAATTCCTTTCTACTCGTGGTCCCGTCATAACATTCCAAGAATGTTGGAAACTCTAGTCACTGATCCAATCAAACATTATCGTATGGCAGAGTTCTTTAACTCTGTTGAAACTGGTGCTGTTGATGGACCACGAGACGAGAATACAATTCCTGACTGGATTAAGTCAAGGTTCGGAATCATCACTGAGAAACTTCCTAACGGTAATTACGTTATGAAAGTTGGTGATGGTTTCTTGCCAATGGTTGATGCTTACAAAATGCTTGCGGGACAAGGCATTGTAAGAATGATTAAAGACGGTATGACACCGTTTATCAAAGTCCCAATTGAGCAGCTTCTTAACTATAGTATGTATAGTGAGAAGCCTATTGAGCAAACTCCTGGGCAAAGGTCCGCTTCATTTACGCTTGGAGGGTTAGGATTTAGCAAGCGTATGACTACAGAAGGACCACTTGGAGTATTGAACTTGTTGCTTAATGAGTCTTTGTTTAAGACGTTCTTCCGTCCTGGTGCGGAAATAGCAAACAAGATCATTGATCCTATCTTCGACGGTAAAGAAGGACCTAGTATCAAACTTGGTGTGTATGCTTTGATGCTCGGCAAATTCTATGAGATTGATCCGCAGCAAGCACGTAGAACAATCTTTGGTAATTGGACACGTCAACGTCGTCAGTTGCTTGGATTGCGTAATGATGCTTATGCTGCTGGTGATATGAAATCTGTTGAAGATGCTGACCGTATGATGACTTGGCTTACACTTCAATATCCAGGAGAACGTGAACTGTGAACAGTTTTGGGGAAGCTGTCGTATCTTTTGTTCCAGCAGTAATAGCAGCGGGTATTAGTGCAACGACAGGAGCAACACCACTAGAGTATGGTGTTGTCGGTATCGTGCTTATTGGCGGTATGTTTCCAGTAGTTCGTTGGATGATGCGCCGTATGGATTTTTCTCAAAAGGAAAATGCTGCTAGTGCTAAACGACGAGAAGAAAGAGAGGAACGCCACATCAAACACTTGTCTGATATGGTAACTGAACTAAGAGTGCTTACTCAACATCATGTGATAGGCGATGCAAAACGAGCGGCAGAGCATTGTGATGTTATGGATCGTCTAGAAAATCTTGAACGTGTAGTTAGGAAGGAACAACAAAATGACGCTGACTAGAACTACTTTTCTTTTTCTCGTGGTTTGTGCTTGCCTACTTGCAAGTTGTCATGGAATTCAGGCAGGTCCGATTATCGGAGGAGTTGCTGGTGGTATTGCTGCTCTAGATCAACTAATGACCCAAGGTGTTATTGATCCTGTGCAGCATCATCAACTGACAACTGCCTTACATGACGTTGGAGAAATTGCTACTAATGCTATTAATGTAGCAAACCAAACCAAGCAAGTCGCTACACAGTATAAGGAAGGCACTTTAACCACGACAGAAACAATAGGGTATGGTGGCAGTGCTATTCTCGCGGCATTTGCAGCATTTAACAAGTATCGCAATCTTACCAGGAAAGCAGAAATTCCGACTATGATTGCTGCTGCTAAATAGCGGCTTCAATTCTTCCTTCTTCCCTTGTGGTCCTGGCTTGCCCCAGGATCGACGATCGGGCAGGTGGCTACCCTAGTAGCACCCTGCCCGTTTTCGTTGAAAGACGGTGCTGTTCCGTTCGCCAGGATTCATACGGCAATTTCCTTCTGATCGAACCAGTTGTTCCCCCATTTTGCGCTGCACAGCAAAGGGACACTAAAAGTTTTTGTATCTTCCATGATATTAAGCAAGTCTTTTACAATGTGCCTTTCATCATAGGGCACTTGAAAGACTAGCTCATCATGCACAGTAAGCAGTAATTTAGTCTGCTTATTCTTTAGTAGTGCAGCTACTTCAAAAGACTTGAGTTTAAGGAAGTCTGCTGCTGTTCCTTGAACTCGATAGTTTACACCAACGTAGGTCTTTGACTGATCTACAGTAATGTATCTACCGTAGTGGTTTTCAATACCACCAGTCTTGACAACTTCCATAGCAACCTGATCGAATAGCCGCATGACACGAGGATGCGCCATCTTCCATGACGTGATGTAAGACGCAGCTTCGGCTAATGTAATACGCATAGTTCCTGCCGTATCCTTAAGGACAGACAAACGGAACTTGTCAGGACCAATACCATACAACACTGCAAAGTTAAGAGTCTTTGCAAGGTATCTGCGCTTACTCCATAGTGGATCTTTCTCATCTACTTCAAACATTTTCTTGCACGTCAAGCCATGCAAATCTTGATCCGCATTGATAGCGTCAAGCATATGTGGTTCTTGACTAAAGTGTGCAGTTAGTCGCAATTCAATTTGCTTGTAGTCAATACACAAAAGTTTGTGTCCTGGTGGAGCAACAAACAGTTTGCGCATTTGTCCAAGCAAACTAGATTCATTCGGTCGCGGAATGTTTTGAAGGTTAGGACCACTAGAAGAGAAACGACCAGTGCGAGCACCGCCTTGATTAAAAGAAACGTGAAGGTGTTTCTTAGAAAGATTCTTTAGGTAAGTGGAACTAGCCTTGCCAATCTTTCTATGCTGAGCAATGAGACTGCCAAGAGGAGAAGGAGAATCAATCAAAGCAACTGCGTCGCATTTAGGTTTACCAGTCTTGCGACTAAACCTAGTTGCTCTAAAAATACCTTCTTGCATCAATGCAGCAAGAACTTGCGGACTACTATTAGGATTGAATTTTGGATTGCCAGTAATGACATCCATTTCTTTTCGCATTCTAGTTTGCTCATTGCGAATCTTAATGCGCAATGGTTCAATTTCTTCCTGATTGATTGCAATGCCGGCATCTTCCATCGGCATTACAACCAATTTCATAAGCATCATTTCGCGCTCAAGAACTGTCCACATTTTACATTCATCAAGACCGCCGATGAAGTAATAAAGCAGTTCAATTGTGCGTCGTGCATCTGCTAGTGCATATGGCTCAATGATATGCTTAGGTGCATGACCATAGATTTTGGTTTTGTTTGCACGCAACCATTCTTTGAGCCTACGTTCTTCTGCAAAATCTTCTCGCAACAGTTTGCGAGTAAGATGTTTCAAACCTTTTTGCTTGTCAGTAACAGCATCATCAGGAAGAAGCATTTGAGCAATAAGAAGAACGTCAATAAAAGGACCACGAATTGTGATTCCTTCTTTTGCGAGCATTCTAATGTCAAACTTTGCATTGAAGAATACCTTTGTAATTGTAGGGTCAGCGGCAATTCGTCTGACTAGTTCTTTCTTCTCGTGGTTCCCAACATCAAACGCACTGCCATTACCGTCTTTATTCCAGTAAGAGATATGCGTTACTTGAGTTTTAGGACTGTGTGTATTCAGTCCGGTAGTTTCAGTATCAATAGAGACTACTGTATCAAGTAGTAGGTTTCGCTTGCTTTGCTCGGAACCATTTGTCGAACGCTTGTCGAACAGAACGGGCAAGCGGGATAATACGTTGGGCATAATTATACAGTGGATGATCGGGCAATGAATCACCAGCAGCACCAATAAGCAAACCTTCAAGGTATGCTGCGGTAACAGCAGATTGAACAGCGTTACCGATATTTCTAGGAGACTCTGCAATAGTGTTGAAAATCTGCCTTTGACACATATCCAACACTAGTGTAAGATGTTGTTCCATTGCAAAAGCACGCAAGTTATCTCGTGCTTTGTCTGCTTCTTTCTTTAGTTCTTCAACAGTCTGCATACATTTCCTTTAGTGTTTTACCGACAACAGTGTAAGCTTCAACACGATCACAGTAATGCATCGGATGATCTACAAACAGAATTTTCCTATTAGGAGTTGCTGCTTGTGTGCCATGCGTAGCTTGCTTACTGAATTGAGGAGCAATGAAATCCCAAACTTCCTTACCTACAAGCACAAGGATTTTAGGATTGCTTTTAGCTAGTTCAAGTTTTAACCAAATCTGCATACAAGTAGTTGCCTCTTGCTTAGGAAACTGCTTGTTTAGATAGCCATTGAAAGCAGCACATTTGATAACCGATGTGACATACACATCATTGAAATCAATACCTGCTTCATCAAACATGAATTCAAGGACTTCTCCTTTAATTCCTGTCATCAATGTATTGGCTTCTTTATCTGTAACTGTAGGATTGGCTACAATTACAACGATTCCGCTTCGATGGGAACCTCGTGGTGCAACATGGTCACCACCTAGTTTGTCACATCGTTGACAATGGTTCAATAGTTCGAGCGATACCATTTCTTTTTTCCTCTATTAGCTCGTTGTTTAATTGCTCTATTTTGTCCCATTAAAATATCGCCGATGCCGACAATCCTATTACATTTAACACACCACGAAAATAAAGAAGTGCCTTTATCGTCAGCAATGTGACTAAGTGAAATAACATGAGGAGTGCATGTATTTTTAATGATTCTATACTTACTGCACTGAATGAGTAGTTTGTCGAATCGTTTATTTTGTTCACTGATTTGTGTGTTTAGTGCTTTGATTTTCTCAGGCAATCCTAAAAAGCTGCTTTCTTCATCACACACTTCTCCGTATGCGCGGTTAAATAGTGTTCGGATATCCATTATTTATCATCCTTTGGCGCTACAACAGGAAGCGAATTACCAGGAGCAATAGGAGTCCAACGGCCACTGTCATCATTCTCCTCTGTTTCTCGTGGTTTCTCTGCTGGTGGATCATCCGGCATTTCATCATCAATCCAATCAGTCTCACTAGCTTCTGGAATATTACAAGCAAATGCAAACACGGCTTTCACTGCAAGATCAAGGAGATACTTACTGTCATCTTCCTTTGACTCAGTGAATTGCGATACACGATCATAGATCAGTGCTGCCAAACCACGAGCACCTAGAAACAGAGGAACTTTACCAGCTTGATGTTGCTTGATAACTTCCTCTGTAATCAACTCAATTGCTGCTTTGATGTTTGTCATCTTTTCCTGCCTTCTTCAGTTTCTTTAGGTATTGAATGAACGATGCTTTCTTGAAGTAAAGTCCACCGGCAAGCTGTTTGGTAGCTTGACAACGGACAAACAAACCTGCCCATTTCTTAGCGATCTGTGCATCAACGTCACACCAGTCTTGAATTTCACGCACACCAAATTTTTCAGCGGTAAGCAAACCATCAATGATTTGCTGCCATTTATGTTTATCCCAAGTGCGGAAGAACTCATCAAGCAAATGCACGTCAATCAGTGACTTAGTTCCAGTTTCGATATCCGAGAACTGACGATATCCCATACTCTCTTTACTATAGAAAGATTGAATGAGACGAACTGCAAGTTCTGCATGACGTTCAGTTACTTTACAGAATACACCATCTTCTGTAGAGAATGTGCGTAGTGCAATAGCTGCTGCAATCTTAGCTACTTTGAATCGCGCATTCTCTCCTTGGATTAGAGGAATAGTAGCACTATACATTTCAGCAAGTTCATTTGCTGAGTGCAAGATTTTTTCGGTAGCTTCACGAGTAAACACAATATGTTCATTCTTACGTGACCATGCCCAAAGAACTACTTTGCGTAGATTTTCTTTGGTATACTTAGAAGTGATTTGTTGCTGCTGCTGTCTATTGATTACAGCAATATCAACTTCACCTTTCTTAACCACAAGAGCAAGATCGAAGCGAGCGACATCTTCATTCGCTCCAATCAAGTCCATGATTGCGCTTACTCCTGTTGGATAAGAGTTGACTTCGCGACCTTGACGCGGATTTGCAATCCAGATAAGTCTAGTGTTAGCCCTGGTCCGCGTGTTGATTCCGCCTTTATTGATTTCAGCAACACCTTCGCTTCTGACTCTTGAAAGTCTACCGAGAACATCGTCGCTAAGTCCACTAAACTCATCAATGACGACAAGACGGCCATGATTGATTGGGATAGCTCCCCAGCTAAGCTGGAAATTGTCACCAGCTTTTTGTGCTCCTCCACACAAACCCATGAATGAAGCATTCTCTCCGCTAACGACTTGCCCAAGGTCATAGAAACTTGTGAGACCTTCTGCAACCTGACCTTTGCCGCATCTTGTATCTCCAAAGATGAGAAGTTCCATACTTCCTTTCGGGACAGCAACACCACCGAAGGTGAAGTTCCTTGGGCTATGGAAAACAATATCGACAGCAGCATGAACGTCACCTCTACCGTAAATATGTGTGTGATTGTAAGCCATCATCTTACACACATCATTGATGATGGTAGCTGGATCATCCGAGAATAGTTCTTTTAGCTGAGCAAATTCTGGTGCAGTAAGAGAAAAGCTATCTACACTGTCATAAGTGCCATCTGCTTTGCTAATTAGCAACACAGAATCTTTTGTCTTAGGATGCACAGTAGGCATTGCAAGCAATGTGTAAGTCTGATTGCTTTCAATACCGTGACCGATGAAGTAACCACGGCGAGTTGTGTAGGCTCCTTCATCTTGATTGCGACTAGTGCTCAGTGCTGGAATTAGCGTTACCTGTTCCAAGTTTTGCCAATCTTCAACCTCTGCGTGCAGCTTACAGGATTTGCCTAGTCGCAATTCCTCTTTGACTTTGGTGCTGTAATCACGCACATACAGCCAATCCAGAACGTGTGGATCTTCGGTGCTGACGTGATGTTCTCCGGCTCCTGTATCCTTGCAAGGGCAATGCGCGCATAGCTCCGCACTACCACAAGTCAACCGCAATCTGCTCGGAATTGCTTGTGGTGCTTCTGCCTTGCCACTAATAATGACATTAGTGCTGACATACTTTCCAATGTGTTTAGCTTGGGAAGTTTCAGACAACGGCATAGTCAATACATTACGCTTAGTTGGTTTGATTAGGTAATCAGTTCCAGTAGCATATTGCTTAAGGCTTTGTGCAGAACCTCCATGCTTAAGGAAGTAATCAGTTACATCCTTACCTTGAGGAACTTTAACATTCTTCAAACTATGCACACCAACAGCAGTCAAATGCTCTGACAATACCCTTGCCGCTTCCTGTCCTGCCTTATCATTGTCAAGGCAAATAATCACATCCTTACCTTGCAATACTCTTAGTCTCTCGTGGTCCAATGCTTTCCAAGCACCAGCACCGCCAGTAAGAGTAACACAATTGATGCCATCTTGTGTAGCCATGATGACATCAGGCTCACCTTCAAGTAGCCATACTTCATTCTTAGTGAACGGATTAATAGTAGGACTAAGAGGAAACCAGTCACCAGTTCGACTATTAGAAGTTCCTTTAGCTGGAATTCTATGACCACTAACTAGTTTTGCACGATACAGTGTATCATGCATACGAATGTCAATGCAATATCCTTCAAGATTAGTGATAGGAATTACAGTGCGCTTTTCTTCCTTATCCCAACCGATCTTAAACAGCTTAATTGTATCTTCTGACCAACCACGAGTAGCGTAAATACGCTGCATCAACAGTGGTTGTCGAGTCAAACGATTATGCCAATTATCAACTGCATCTTCATCGACAGTGCTACGAATATGTTTGGCATACAGAATAGCCAAACACTTATTGAAGTTGCCATCAAACTGCGCGTCTGTAGCAAATCCAAGAATACTGGTGCCTTTCCAACCACAACCAAAGCAATTGAATGCTCCGGTATGAGGATTAATAGAAAGACTTGAACTACTATCGTCACCATTTTCATGGCGAATAGCAGCTAGCGGACACTCAAGTTTTGTCTGTTCGTTACCGTCCCAATCAGGATATCCGTTGCTTTTAATGTAGTCTACTACATCAATAGCGGCAATCAACTCTGACTTGATGTCACTCATTCTGTTCCTCGTGGTTAAATAAAAACTCCGCTGCTACAACACCGCCCTAGATGTGTAACAGCGGAGAACTAAGCCATTGCCTAACTTAGTTTTTCTCACAGAGACCAATCATCGTCATCTTTCTTATCTGCTGGTTTACCAGTAGGCTTACCAGTAGGCTTTGCAATGGGTTTAGCTACAGGCTTTACCTCAGCTTTTGGAGCAGGCTTCTTAGCCGGAGGTTCTTCCTCATCTTCCTCAGCATCTTCCTCATCATCGTCTGATTCGTCTTCCTCATCTTCATCATCGGACTCATCATCCGATTCTGCATCATCGGAAGTCTCGTCATCAGTCTCATCATCTTCTTCATCACTCTCATCTTCATCAGTAGTATCACCACCGGCATTGACAAGACGATTCAGATAGATGTTAGAGTAACCCTTGTCATTGACAACGCTCTGACCTTCCACGATAGCATTGACAAGTTGAGACAGAACTGCATTGATACCTTCATCATTCAACTCAGAAGGCATATCCAGCTTGAGATTGTCAAGCAATCCCTTGAATCGACTGATACCACTAGGCCAGTTCTTTTCCTTGTTTGCCTTAGCTTCAAGGTCAAGACGATACATAGCCTTGCGGCCCTTCAAAGCACCGCTAGCAACGGTAAGTTGAACCACAAGAGTCAGATTACCCTTGTTGAAACTTGCCTTACTAGGTTCCAGAAAAGCGCGAGTAACCTGGAACTGATACTTACCGGCAGGAAGTGCTGCCATACCAGCGGCAGGCTTATCGTTCTTCCACTGGTCTTTGAGATTCTTGAGACGATTAGCGTAACTAGTCATTGTTGTTCAGTAGCGTAGAGAGATTGAACAATCTGTTCGTATGGATTGCTCTTAGACAAAGGCGAAATGGTTTTAGCAGTTACTTTAGGATCACGACAACCAGCTTCAACTGTGCTACTTCCGCCAACATATAGCACACGCTTGCTACTAGTAGCCGTATTCAGTGAATCCTTAGCGTTGTTTGCAACGTAACCAAGGAACCAAATATGGTCAGGAACAGGAAGCACAATGTTGCGTGCTTGTCCTGGCATAGCGCAAGTAACCTTTTCGACATTCGATGTAGAAGTCTCAATGGTTTCTTGCTTACTATGGTCAATAAGAATTAGAGTAGCATTCATTTTGCTAGTGATATGCGTAAGTCTAGCCAACGCATCATACATAGCACGGCGAACTTCACTCCATCCTTTACCATGCGGACCATCGCTAGGATGTTCCCAATTGTGCTTCTTACAAGTTGCACGCAAGCACAACTCATAAAGACCACTGATAGTATCGACAACTACAGTTTTCGCTTTCTTAGGTGGCTTGCTCAACCACGCAATGAAAGTATCCCAACCTTCTTCTGGATCAAGATTGGTTAGGTTATCCCGCTGTTCTTGTGGGATATACTTATGCCCGATTTCTGTTGCGAGCCAATAAATCGGTAAGGGAAAATGGCTTGCGAGTTGTGTTTTGCCTACCTTTGGCGGACCGTGTAGGACGATCATGCTGCCTTGTAGTCGGCTTTGGGATTGGTTTTGCTGCTTCTGCAAGTTCATATTCTTCCTTTTCTTGTTGGCTTACTTCGCCAATTTGACATTGAAGATCGTGTAGAATTTTGTTTACAGTCTCAACAAACATTACCAGCTTGGCAAGTTTTGCTGCTGCATCTTCAAACTGCGGCCTGAATTCTTGCAATATCTTGTCCTTGTGGTGCGACAAATTTTGCATTGCGAATTCAGTAGTAAGGATAACACTATACAAAGTTTTACAAGCGTTAAATGCCTCACTCATAGTGTCTGGAATCTTCCAGTTATTCGGTGGTCGATAGATATGATGATACCTACGCACATACCGAATACCGTCGATCAATGCTCGACGTTCTACAATAAACAACTCATTAGCAGTGTTGACACATTCACGAGTAGGTTGCCTAACCTCATCACGACGATCATAACTGCATTCAGTTAGTTCACGAATCCATTTCTCAACTTGGTCAATATGAATTTCCTTATCGAGTTCTTTAGTTTCTGCTTTTTGTCCATCAAATCTAGTAGCAATTACTAGATCCATACGGTGACGAATTTCTTTGATAAGATTTTCGTCTTGACGTTGGACAGCATAAGCCATCAACGATTCAAGTGCTTCTCTACCATTCATTCATCACCTTTACTAGCTTGGTAAATGCAATAGCACCAAACTACGAGAAAAGAGACAGTAACAATTGCCGTGGTTAGTAGACTCACTTAGGATTTTCCTCTTTCACATAGAGGAGTTTGTTATATTTACGGTCAATACACGCAGTCATATACATGCATGTTCCGTAGTTAGCTCGACAGGCACCAGTATTCTTATGCCACCATGTATCCTTGCTATTTACTTTATCACGTAGCACAGACACAAGATTGTTGGTATCATTAAGCCATTCAGCAACACGATCGTTACTAAGGATTAGTTCTTCACGAATGAAGTATTCTTTTTCCTTAGCAAATTTAGTGTATTCGAGATACACTCGTTGCTGAAATGCTTGTAGTGTTTCGCCAGCTTTCAATCGGATTGCTGGTTTCTTCACTACATTATAGACGATACCACGAGGGAATGAACCAATTAGTTGTTTAGCTCCTTGCATGTAGCCGCATACTTGAGAATCAATCTTGACTCGCTCGAAGTAATCAGCAGATACAGTGCTAGGTGCAGCAGTTTTGGTTTCAAGAATCCACCAATCGCCAGCTTGATCTTGCATCAAACAGTCAATGGTTCCATAGAAATCTTCGCCATTGGGAAGTTTGAACTTGAACTTTTGTTCAGTCAGAAACTTCTTATAGGTATCAAAATCTTGCTTGTATTGCAAAGGATATGCAGCAGCAATACCCATAGCAATCTGCTTATCAACTTCAAAGTCATGGATATCTTCACGACTAAGCATCGTGGTATCCACACCTTTGAAGATATTTTCCGCTGCTCGCAATGACATATCCTTGTCTTGAGTGCGATACCACATTTCAATGAAACGGTGGATTGCTTCGCCAAGAACAAAAAATGTCGGTCGCTTGCGCGTTACAGCACCGTTAATATAGCGATGCCTAAACGACATCGGACAAGTAAGGAACTGTTGAAGTCTACTATTGTTCCATTCGGCCATCTTGAATTCTCCTTAAAGATGCTTTAAGAAACTGTTTACACAACAGTTCCGCATCAGGTCTACTACTAGCAAAGACTACGGGAATACCGTGAGCTATGATCTTTGCTGTTTGTGTAACAATCACTTCTTTAGTGACTCTACACTTGAAAGGCTTATCATCTACACTGCCTTCAACAATCACGCAGTATAGTTTGTTAGTGCGTAGCTTTGATAGCTGCACTTTGAATCGTTCCCAATCACCACCAATACAACGGCAGTAATCATTAAACGATTTGCGTTCTACTCCGATAGTGCCAACGTATCCACGTAGCGAGTAGTCGCAACCTTGTTTAAGCAAGGATTTGACAGAAATAGAACAGCCTGGAAAATTCCAAGTATTTCCGTGGCTAAACTCGTTTGAGTCAACCACTATACTAAGATTTTCCAGGCTGCTCATTATAACTCAGACGATATCACTCGTCCGAGTCATTGCCAGCACGAGCGGCAGCACGTGCCGCACGCTTCTCACGCCGAGCTTCAAGAGCGGCAAGCAATTCCTCATCCGCCTGCCCATCCTGCGGCAGAGGAGCGCCCATATCCTCAAGCACAAAGGCGACAGCCTGCTTGCACAACTCAGCGCGACTAGTCTCAGCTTGCTCAGCAACCCGATTAAGGTGCGCTTCCTGCAATTCGGTCAACTGAAACGTCACCATCACCAGCTTGGGCTTACCAATCTTCTGCTTGGAAATCTGGAAACGCCCGCCAGTCTGCTCAACTTCTTCACGATTACGCTTAGCCATGATTCTTACTCGCATCTAGTGGTAGGTCTGCTAGTTCTCTAGCAGAGGTTTTAGGATGACCGTAGGGACCGACCACTAGAACTGGTCGCCACGGTCCTTTGGGAAGATCAGGTATAGCATACCCTGCTTTGCGAAGCAAGGTGCGCGTCGTATTAAAAGATCCTCGCGTCACGGTTGGCATTTTGACCGAATACGCGAGCATGAAATCATCGTAACTCAGCTTCGGATTTGCAAGGATTAAATCGCGTAGCTTGAACGAGTTATTCAGTCGACCCTTACGGCGACGACGTAAACCGCCGTCTGCAATGTCGTTTGAAATAGGATGGTTGAAATACTCAAACAAAACTTTACGACGCTGATTTTCAGTAGCTTCAAGATAAATACCTGCACCAATTAGGTATCTATCTACATCAATCAAAGGCATCTTGTCGATGTTTTCGAGTGAAAAAATCTCAGCTTGTTTGACTACTTCTTCAACATGTTGCTCAGGAGAAATGCTAGCAATGTAGTGCTCGCTCAAAATATGTTTGGCTTGTTCTCGGAACTGCACAGTAATCCTATGGTCTTTAGGATAATGATAGTTCTTTACGCAAAACAAAACAAACAATCGGCGTTCCAATACGGATCTATGAATCCATTTTGGAATCTTCACATTGAAAGCAGAAGTTTCAAAAGTTTTCTTGTGCAGGTAACGCAGTCTACGCAGTGGCATTCTACGCAACTTACGCAGATACTTAAACTGGTTTGTTACTGCGTTAATATCCATGATTATTCGATTGTTACCGGAAATTCAATGTAGTTTTCACCATGCTGCACTGACACTCGCCAATTACCAGCAGTTAGTATAGTTTCAGTATGGTTAACTCTCCTCCAAGGTTGTCCTTGCTTTTGTGTGCTTACTCGATGTTCCATAATAGCAACACGAGCGGCAGGAAGGCAACGCATCGAAGGATGGAAAGGAATAGTGCGGCTAGCTTTGTTATGTTCCCAATGCTGCACCATTGCTTCTACCACTGTCATACTAGTCATTTCGTTTCCTCGTGGTTAAAAAGTTGTAGCACGAAAATACTGTCAGATTGGGGAAGAAGGAGAGTCAAGCATTTTACGTGCGGCGGTTGATGCACAACGTGCTACGGTGTTTCAAATTGTGTGTTGACTATACACAGATGCAGTATACTTCTCTGTGTCAATACCTGCTTGCAGCAAATATTTGTTTACTGAGTTATTCCATTCGGAATCAAACTCGATTGTTGCATGCAGATAGTAACCACGAGAAGAAGAAATAGTTATGATGTGTTTGAATGAGCCGTGATTTACAAGCAGTTTAGTTGCTTGTGTCATTTCCTTTTGAGTTGGAAAAGTGATAGAGAACCTTGATCGGATTATTTCCATTACCATCCTTCTCTAATGTGCTTGAACTTAGTGCGTTTACAATGGATTAGATCATTGGCCACGGCCGGCCTCCTTCGCGTCTCGGTCGCAAGGATAGAACCGTCCGACGACCCCATAGTCGCCAGGAAGCTCCGCAACGGTGAATGCCAGCACGGAGCCGTCATCAAACTCGATCTCGTCGATGCAGTGAACGCGGTCATTGGCGTTGTCCTTCGTCCACTGCTGCCGCACCTTGGCGATCCGCTTGCCGATGATGTCGCGAGCCTTCACGGTGCCTCTTCTGGTCTGCATCGAAGCAACAATGCTGCAAGCAAATTATAGTCTTTACGGCTCATTGTGATGGATGATCCTTTGTCATAACATAGATACTGATATGACCTTTTCCTCGTGGTCTGTAGGTTTCGAGATTGACTTTACGAATACGTGTATATCTTTGTGATTCAAGCCAAGCAATCAGTTTAGATTCACTTAGCGAACCATCATAAGGCAAAGCCCAGCAAGCCCAAGATTTACCATATGGGCACCATGCCGACAATACCTTATCTGATACAACGATTCCAATTAGATGAGTTTTCTTTTGCTCATCCGTTCGCCTATCGTTTATCTTCATATAGTTACCGCGCCATGGATTTGCAGGGAAGTTTTACCTTAGAAAAAGAACCACAAGAAAAGAAAAGTAGCAATGACGACGTATGATAGCCGCAATTGCAGCAAATATTTTTGACGGTTATTCATTGAAACAAATAGTTCCAATAAGAGTCACTTCTTCTTCGTTACACTTTTCTAAATCTGCGTAAACACAGGCTTTTCCTTCTGACAGGTCTTTTAGTGCCAAATATGCGCAAGGCATATTATGCCCGTGCAAAGACATGTTCAAATCAGAGTGCAGTCTAATTTTTACAAAATGACGATCTTTGCGATGATCATTAAAATGAAAAACGTCACCAACAGATAGTTGGCTAAACGTCATAGAATCTGCTACAATTTTCAGTTCCATATATGATTGCCAGGATTATAGTGTATGGCGACACTGTTAAGAAATGGTTAGCCTAGTTGGATTTGAACCAACGACCTACCGCTTAAAAGGCGGCTGCTCTACCTTCTGAGCTATAGGCTATTATTTTACTGGCTTATACCCAGTTACTTTGTAACTTCCAATTCCTGCACATACTTTGCAGATAACAGAACCTTTTGGCGTCCACAAGGTTCCTTTACCATGACAAAGAGTGCATTTTACTACTTGTGTTTGCTTTTTAGTCATGGTTTAGCCCATTATCCCAAGAACGTGTTTCTGGATTCCATCGCGATATTTGGAACCAAGACAATCCCTTATCTTCAAACCAGCGGTATTCAAGGCACACATTGCGAGTGTGCGCTTGAACCATTTTAGATGGCCACTGTAATTGTATTCATAATTACAGTAATGATAACCACTACTCAAACAATAGGTTTCAAAATCCGCTTTGGTAAGCGAAGTAAGATATCTACCATTTGGTAGTGTGTCATCGAATTTGTTAATTCGCTGACGCATCTTTCTCCTTGTGGTTACAGCACACTATAATTAGCGCGCCATAGATTTTTAATGGTTCGGTCATGTTACGCACAGACCGACAAGCGCAAGAGCCAACACACTACTTGTAAGAGTATTGCATGGCGTAGAGTAGCAAAGGCTACGCATATCACTAAGTTAATTATACTTAGCTTGCTGTTATTTCCTGAGTAATTACTCTACAAGAAACACATACTGCAAAATGGTGGACCATTAGAGAATTGAACTCTATTAGCTACGTTTCCTTTGTAGGTTTTACGTTGCTATCTTCCTAGATGGCCCAGACAACACACTAATTTTCGTTAGTGTGTCGAATTAGCGATACGGTTTATCGTCGCATACCACTAAACCAGACTATCCGGTTATGTTTAACACCGGCAAACTGTTCGCAACGGTAGGAATCGCACCTACAATCGCCTAACGTATTGCTACGTCATTGCATTACTATAATGCTATCGTTGCGGTAAAGTGCCGTAATCTTCATCATACGGCAGAAGTGCATACTCTTATCGTATGCCAGGATCATAGTAACCACGAGAACAAGAAACAAACCAGTCTCGTCTGCGTTGGTTTCTTGTGGTTCTAACGCTATTGCCTAGATTACCTTCCGGTTGATCCGTGCGGAAGTGCCACGTTATTACTTTCGCGATATTTGTTACCGGCAGCATCAAGTGCGTTGCCTCGCTACGGTAAAGCACACTACAGTATGGTATGAAAATACGTCTAGTATTGTGCTGCTTTCGTAGTTCAGTATTACACTTTCGTAATTTGCCACATTACGTGGCATATACGCCTATACTGCTACTGCACATATCCTAATAATCGCACTACAAGGAGATAGTAGCCGTAGTTATCGCTACACTTGCCTTGCTCGGATTACTAGACGCGGTGTTCCATTGGCATAGTGCAGTTGTGTCTTTCAATTGATCCGTTAATATGTGACAAAGCTACCACATATTACTATGTGGATTCTCGTAGACCTTGAACACACTGATATCTAAACCTGTGTGAAGAATTAACTTAGCCGAAGATACCTCAGCGGCTATTAACACACCAGATTAACGGACCCAAAAGACCTTGACTGCACTACTGGTTCGGTCATGTATTGTTAGCACAGACCGACAAGCTATGAGTGTTGTCCATATTTCAATGTCCTTGAGCAACACACAAGGAAGAACATCTAAGGCAGTTTGCTATCTGCCAAAGTCGTTAAACACTAACGATAATGAGTTGTTTGGTGCAACCAACCGCATACTTTGGTAACTATTACGGAATAGCATACTTTACCGTAAAGTCCGTGGTGTCACGCACAACGATAAGCGGTGCAATCTAAGCCATGCACGGCTTTGTGGTAAGTAACTAGTATTACCACAATGGTAAGGCTTGTCTTAGCAGTAACAGCCTATTCGCTAACCTCAAGCAAATAGCACTACACGCTTTATAGTTTCGCAATTGTCTGTGAACGTGTGCTAAACAATCGCTAGCTTAGGCTTTATGTATCCTAAGACTTTTGCATCCGTCGATGCACCAGGACCGTTTCTGCGTGGTTCCTTACGGCGCTAACTAGCCATACATGTTACATAACTAGTTAGCCTGTATCCTGGCTTGCTTTCACAAGCCAACGCACTAGGCTTAGTAACCTATTTATACTCGCCTAGTCGAGTTTGTCATTACTTACGCAATGACTCACCGCCGTTCATGTGATGCGCTCCCTTGTCATGGTTTGAACCACGACGCGAGAAACCGCATTGGCATTGTTTCGTTGCTTTGCTTTCCAACTTGTTACTGGAAAACGAAGGAATACGACGTTCCCCTCGCGGAGTAACCGGCGGCAGACCAATCCATGCATTGCTACGCATCTTCGTTCCTCGTGGTTACGATTTGTCGGACTGCACAATACAACCCGACTACCGGAACCACAAGAAAAAGAAGCGGCAAACATAGAGTGTCCTAGCGCGCCAACTTTTAGTTGGTTCCTACCGCTACGTTTCACAAGCGTATAGTTAGCGCGCCATGGATTGTTGCGCTACGTTGCTACGTTTCGCTTCAATCCACAACTTCGCTACGTTTCTACGCCTACACTAGCCTATAGTTACCGCGCCAAACTTTTCCATGAAACTTTGTCAGTGACAAAATGTCGTGACAGTTTGGCATTTCTGCCAATTTGTCACAAGCCAAAAGCACTACAGCTAGTGACGAACTAGGCTAGCTCGCTTTCGCGTTCTAGCGTTCGTTCGACACTAGCTATAGTTATCGCGCCACGGATTCTACGGTTTCCCGTGAATCCTTACCAACGCTTCCCTGGTGTCCCGCTTGCGTTCGGCTCGCTTGAAATTGCCAGCGAAGGCGCAGTTGAGAGATTCGCGATCCCACTTCGGCGCCTTGTGACGCAACCTTGAACCATGGAAGCCGCTACGGCGATCTTGCATAGCTTCCATGACGTAGGGAGCCACGGTTGCCCGTAGCTCTTTCGTTGTGAATCGGTGCCGTGCGCACTCTTCGCATTCTGGCAATGTGCATTCCTCAATCATGGAACCATGATAGATCCATGAAGAAAACGCCATCACTGCCGGTTCGTCGCCGATCATACGACATTCCATCATGCAACGGCGAACCATTGCGAAAGTGTCATCGGCTTCCGTTGCTTCTACCGTTTCTGGCATCGGCTTTTGCTTGCCGACACCATAGCGACGGCTTCCGATAGCCAACGCATACGGCCAAGCTACAACGGACACCTCTACACCTTCGCAGCGATAATCCGATAGCACGCTACCGGATACGAACCACAAGGACGAAGAATCGGCACCGTAGCGAATGCCGAACAACGGCATTGCGATGGCCTTTACTTCGGCAACGGCATTGTCGAATGCGATGCACTCTGCCTTTGTCCGCTTGTGCCGATTGAGCACAACCGACAAAGGCTTTGCAATCCGCTCTCCAATGGTGGCGCAGTGTGCGAGATACTCAATTTCGGACATCACTACGGCTTCAGACTGCGCCAGTTTGCTCAGACGAACGCCAACACGTCGAGACTTGGCAACGAGAACATCGCCACGGTTACGAACGATGTTTTGCATAGGGTTATCCCTTCGGTCTAGGTTACTCAGGATGTCAAAGAAACGGCACCTTAGCACGAGCCAAGGGCCGGTCGGTCAAGGAGTGTCTCATCGACACTCTCAACCGACGAACACGAGGCTAAGAAACTAAGTGATAGACTGCAAGCCTAGCGCCAAGGAAATATGTCTTAAAGTTGTAACGGTTGCTGGCATGGTTGCGGAGTGATTGCCGCAGGTAAATGCAAGGGAATTGTGGGAAAAGTTTGGCGGGAGTTGTTGAGCTAGCGGTGAGAAGTCAACTAATGGATTGAGTAAGACACTAGTATTGTTAGTGGTTACTAACGAAATGGAGTTCTGATAGTGGACACTACCATAACGAAGTCTATTAATTAACTGACTAGTTGAGTAATTGAGTGACTTGACACTAGTTCACTAATAAATAGATGTCACATCAACTATTTACTAGTTGGTTGAGCATGAAATTAACCACATAGTTAACTAACCCTCACCCACGATACCGTCAAAGAAGCAACACAATGAGTAGGTATTGTTATCGAAATACGCAATTTTTGAAAATTTCACAAAAGTATTGGCATCAAAATACATAATTTTTACTGGTATTGGAGTGATTGCTGCTATTGCTATAGAATTTTTTAAAATTTTTTCTACACTTCCCTAGTATGCCGCAATTGATTTACTTCACTATCCTATGTATATCAGAATCAACTGCCGTGCCGCACTTGCTAATAGACCCTGGAATATTTGCCGGCGGACAATTCTGTTACAATTGCGGCTCGTCCTTCTTTCTCGTGGTTCCATCGGTCGATTCTGACCGGTCAATTTCGAGCGGAAACGGCCCGGCATTCGACGATCTTCCTGGCGGTGGTATGTTGGTAGCCCTATGGTCGATCGTGCCGCAAATCGCGTCCTAGCTCGTCGCTGTTTACGGCCATGCGCAAGACGCGCTTGGCGGGCTTGACAAGCTGTAATTGCGGCAGTTTACTACCCTTCCTGCTCTTTCCTCGTGGTGCAGGAACTTCAACAACGAGAAAGTAAGACCGATGGTTGACAAAACAAAACCTGTGTTCCATAATCCAGCGGACAAACAATCTTCCCCATACGTTCCGCAAATGGCACACCTTGTAATCTACCGTGACATGAAGCGTGGTCACGGCGACTCCTTCGAAACTTGGCCCGCGATTATCACTCGCACTTATGAGAATGATCGTGTTGACCTTACTGTGTTTACCACGAATGGTATTCGCCATGTTATGCGCGTTGCGTATAACTCTGACGACAGTGTGGATAATAGCTGGACTTGGCCTGCTGAATCTGTGCGTAAGCCTTTGAATATGCCGGAAGCTGAAAAGCCGGTTGCTAAGCCTGTTCTTGCAAAGAAGTAACATGCTTCGTAAACGTTACGAGCGTAAACAACTACCTGGAACTATAAGGCGCGACATTAAAGCGCCTTCTGATCCTGACGATCCTGAGAACTATCCTAGCCTCATTAAATACCTTGAGGCAAAAGGACAACTCAAGCACGGTGTTTATGCCGTAATGTTGAAGGCGCGCAATATGTTTTTGGCAGCTAAGTCTGTTGAAGATATTGCGCGCCAGCTTGGCATTGACGTGCAAATGATTGATCGTTGGGCATTGTTGTTTTCTTGGGAAGAAGAACGCGATCGTCGAATGTTTGAAAAGTTCCGTAGTATTAACGGAGCTATGCAAATGTTTGGTGAGGATCTGAATAAGAAACACGAACGTATTGCAGCATCTATTGAAGGTGTTGCAGAACGAATGTTGCAACGCACAAGTGATGGTAGAGATACTTTGTCACCGAGGGATCTTACTGCACTTGCATCAGTTCTTAAATCAACTCAGGAAGTTAGAAAAGCTGCGCGTGGTGAAGGAACCAAAAAATCTACTACTGTAGTTGATGTGAATTTGAATATGCCAGCTTCTATGGAGAAGTTGGCTAATGCTATGGTTGATGCATTTGAACAACCTAAACTTGTTCAAGCAAAAACTCGCACTATCGCAGTAGGCACTGAATCCGCTATTGCGCAGGATGTTGACTTTGAACGAACAAACGACAGAAAAGAAAAAGAATAATCGCGACCAAAAAACTGATCGCGTGAAGCAATTTCTTGCTTCTGTAGGTCAAGGTTCTGGCGATTTAGAAGCAGTGCGTCAAACTCTCCGCAATAAATGCAAGGAGAGTTTTTGGTTTTTTCAGTGTCGAGTTTATGGGAATACTGATACGGTAACGCCACTGCACATGGATATGTGCGAACGCTGGCAACGCCGTATTGACAAACGATTTAGTTTGTGGCTTCTTCCTCGTTCACACCTTAAAACAAGTGTGTTTACTGAGGCAGGAACACTATGGGAATTGGTTAAAGACCCATCTTTGCGTTTCTTGATTACGAACGCAAAGCTGGATAACGCTATCGACATCATTGCAAACATTCGGAGTTGCATTGAAAGTAATGAGATTTTTCGCTGGCTGTTTCCTGAGTATTGTCCTGATCTTGCACCTAAAGGTATTCGAGACAAGTGTAAATGGCTGACACATCGTCTTGATTTTCCTTGTTCTATTCGTGCAGGACGTAAAGAAGGCAATATTGAAGTGATGTCAGTTGGTGCATCGTTGGTGTCTAAACACTATGATCGTATGGTGTTTGACGATCCAGTAAATGATGACAATACCACGACAAAAGAATATCGTGATAAGGTCGATCGTTGGTATAAAAACGCACTGCAATTGCGACATGATGCTAATAGCATTGTGCGTTTGATTGGAACTCGTTGGCATTTTGATGATTTGTATAGTCGGCGCATTAGAGAAGAAATGCAGCGCCGAGAAATGCAAAAAAATGCTGGCGAAGAAATCACGCCTCGTTATTTCATTTATCATCGTCAAGTTGTTGAACGAGTAGACGAAGGTGGTGAAACAATTGCTGGATATGATAATGTCCAGCCAATTTGGCCTGAGCGTTTTACTGCTGATAATATTGCTGAGATTCGAGAAGAAAACGGTAGTTATATCTTCTCGTGTCAATACATGAATAACCCACTTCCAGAGGAAGATGCGGTATTCAAACACAGCGATATTCGATTTGTCGAAGAATGGGAAATTCCGGAAAACCTACCTACTTTTGTATCTTGTGATCTCGCAGTTGAAGAAACTGAAAAAGGAGATTGGTGGGTTATTACTGCGGCACAGTTTGATGATGCTGGTCGTATGTATGTGCGTAAGTGTATTCGCGAGAAGTTATTGACTTCTACATTCCTTGCGCATGTTGCAGCAATTAATCGCGAATTCAAACCTGTAAAGGTATCTGTCGAGTCTACTGCTTTCCAGAAAACACTCAATAAAACCTATAGGGAATGGTCCATTAAACACGGACATAACATTCCGTGGGTAGAAATTGAGCGTGGAAAGAGCAGTAAATTTAAACGTATTCTTTCCCTTCAGCCTCGTGTTGAAAGAGGCGATTTTTACATTGAAGAAGGAATCAAGAACAGCGATTGGATCATTGAAGAAATGACCACATACCCACGGTCAGTTCACGATGATATTCTCGATACGCTGGCTGATCTTGAGAACCTATACTTTAGTGCTCCACAAATCGCTGAACGCAATATGCCAAAAGACACCTATGATGGTGTTTGGGGAGCCTTGGATGCTGATGAGGAAAGTGGTGATAGTCGCATGGAATGCGACATAATTCAGGAAGGACTGTATGAAACTGGTAGCAACTCCTTCGAGTAAGCTCGGAGAACAAGGCGGTAAATGGTTCCATGAGTTGATTCAGGCTTCTATTCGTAAGGATAGAAACTATTTCAATGCCATGCAGGGTTTGCGAAATTACCTTAAAGGTGACCATTGGAAAAACCTTAAAGGAGTTAGCAAAGACCAAATTAAGATGGTAGTGAATCTTGCGCATGCGCATATTCGCACGCTTGTTCCTACTCTCTTTTTTCAGAATCCTTCTGTAGACTGTGTTCCTACTGCGCCGCAACATGCTGGAAAAGAAATGACTTGGAATGGTGTTCTTAACAACACCATTGACCGAATCAATTTTGCTGAGGAAATCAAGAAAGCTGTTCTTGATGCATGTCTTTATCCAGAAGCAGTTGTTAAGGATGTTCTTAAACGTCCTGAAAATGAAACTTCTGAGGCGTCTAGTGACGGTCCTAAGGTTTGGATGGACCAGGGAGCACCCGTTCATTTGCGTATTAGTCCTATGCAATTGATTGTTGATTACCGTTCTAAGGACCGTGATCTTGATAACGCGCGTTTTATCGCTATTCGCTATAAAAAGACGTATCAAGAAATCAAAAATCACCCTATTTACGGCAAGAATCTTGAACTTACGCGAGACAAAACTACTGGTGGTGCTGCCACTACTGGTAATCTTGTAAACGCAAAGCAGTTTGATGATCCAGATTTTGAGCAAAACACTAAAAGTGATGCTAACTTTGCTGGTGAAAACGAAATTGTCATTTATGAGTGCTGGGTAAATCAGCTCATTTCTGACAATGGTGAGTTTAAACTCTACCAACAAATGTTTGTCCTTGCAGAAGGACAGAATACACCACTGCGCGAACTAGAGAGTTGGGAATCGGTAATGGGAGAAGGCTTTAACTGCTATCCTGTTACGCGAATTGTGCTCAATGCCATTCCAGATGATCTGCCACAATCGGAAGTTGGTGTGTGGCAGGGTATGCAACAGGCGTTTAACTGGCTCATTAGTCGCATTACTGAGCTAGTTGAGAATGATAAGACTGTTGTTACAATGGATGCTAGCAAGGTTATGAACCCTGCTAAGGCTAAAGAGCAGATTATGAAGGGCCGTTCACGCGAAGTAGTGGAGGTAACGGCTCCCGATGCTTTTAATATCATGCAACCATCGTTTGTTGGGCGTGATAACTACACTTTGTTGAATTTGCTGCAAGCATATATTCAGCAAGTTAGCGGCATCGGACAGAATCGTCGTGGTGGTGCTGGTATCCGCACTGCCACTGAGGCTAGTTTGATCGACCAGGGAACTCGTATCAAGACTGACGAGAAAGTCAGCATTGTTGAGAAGTTCCTTATCCGCATTCTTAACAAGACTTGTATGATGATTCGCGGTCTTGTTAAAAAGGATGTTGGAACTAGCTGGGTTTTCCGTATTGGTGGTGATGTTGGCGCAGTAAAGTGGGTAAACTTCACTTCTGAGGATTTGCAGTGGACTCCTGAGATTCGTTTGCGTGTTAACTCTTTCCGCAAACAAGATTCGATGGAAGAAATGCAGAAATTTGCCGGTATCTTGCAGCAAGGTATCACGCTGTTTCAGCTTTATGGTCCTACTGTTCGTGTGGACTTGCTTTTCCAGCGTATGTTGGAGTCTGCTGGTATCTATGATTCGTCACGTATTGTTGGCGACATGGATAAGCAGCAGCTTCTGCAAACTCTTGAACTTGCAGGCTTGATTAGCGGTGTTCCTACGCCGGTAACTGAGGAACAGAATCATCCCGCTCACTTGCAAGTAATTGAACAGTTCCGCCAATCTCCATTTGGACAGCAGTTGATGCAGACTGCGCCTGAACTTGCTGATCGTCTTGCTCAACATGAGCAGGAACACTTGATGCAAATGCAAATTATGCAGGAAAAAGCTAGTCGAATTCAAGCTGCTGCAAATCCATTTGCTGCTGCTGGCATGAGTGAGAATCCTACTCCACAATCTACAGCAAATACTGAAACTCGCGGCGATAGAATGCCGATGACTGCATTGCCCGGCGGTAACGGAGAATTTGCGTAATGCCTATCTATCTTTTCAAGTGCCCAAAAGGGCATGAAAAGGAAGAATATCGCAAACTGGCTGATTTTAGTAATCAGTCAGTATGCGATTGCGGCCAATCTTCTTCCCTCGTGGTTCTTCCGCCAAATATTAATGTGTTCAATCCATACGTTGAATACAATATGTCAAAAGAACCAATTAAAATCGAGACTAAAGAACAACGTGATGCACTGTGTGCTAAGTATGGTGTAACATACGATACTGGCAAATATGTGCGCAAACCACAAGAAAAGGCAGCAGTAGAGGATTTGGATTATGGAGTAGTCAAACGAGCTATTCAAAACGGAAAACTAGATGACGGCACACCAATCGAATCAACCGTGGTGGACTCCACGACCATTGACTGAAGAAGAAATGAAACAGGAGATTTATTTCTCTAAAATCAAAGGACAACCGCACGAAGAATTTTCTCCTGAAACAATTACCCAAACTTTGAAGGCACTGAATCTAGGTAACAAATATGAACGAACCGCAGACCAGCAAGACTGAGACCGAGGCGCAAACCAAGCCTGAGCCAAAGGTCGAAACTAAGACTTCTCAGCGCACTATTTCGCAAGAGGAGTTTGACGCATTGTCGCGTAAGGCAAGCAATTACGACCTTATTGAGTCTGATCCTGAACTTGCTCCGAAAGTTCTTGACCATTTCAAGGCCAAGACTGCTAACGTAGGACGCCAGACGCAGCAGCGTCAGACTACTCAAGAAAATACTTCTCAGCAGGATGATCGTATGAATCAAGCATTGATGCAACAGCAACGAGAAATTGCTAAGATGCAAATTAGGATGTTTGAACAAACGCATCCTGACATGAATGAGTATCGTGATGAAATGGCTAAGTTGGCTAATCGTCACCCTACTATGGATCTTGAAGAACTCTACAACTTCAGTAAGGCTGCCAAATCGCAAGCCTCACAGAAGTCTGCATCGCCGAAACCAGCAACGGCGACTGCTGAAACTAATGATAGTGCTGGTGATGTAGAAGCTGATACTGACACTAGCGAATTGCTTAAGAAGATTAACGATCCTAAAGCCACGCCGCGATTGGATGACGTTATTGGTCTCGCTTGGCAAGCAGCGAAAAAGAAGCATCAGGGACAGTAAACTGAGGAAATGCAATGGTTATTACTGAAAACAATCTAAGCACGACCACACTGCAACTGATCCGCAAGAGGATGGCCGATAACATTTTCAAGGCCAATCCTCTTGCTGCTTGGTTGTTGATGAATGGGCATGTTAAAACCGAGAGTGGTGGTAAGCGCATCGAAGAACCGTTGATGTATGCCACTAACGGCACCGTTCAGCCTTACAAGGGCTATGATCGTCTCAATGTGTTTCCAACTGAGGAACTGACTAATGCACAGTTTGCTTGGCGGCAAGCTGCTGCGTCTATCAGTCTCAGTGGCCTTGAGGATCTTCAAAATAGCGGCGAAGCTGCTGTCTTTAATCTTCTGAAAACGAAGATCAAGATTGCTGAAATGTCGCTTAAGCAGTGGCTTGCTGAAAAACTGCTTGCTAACACCACTACTAAGGATACTGCTCGCGATTTCCTTGGTTTGGATGAACTTGTGGAAGATACTACTATGGCGTCTCAAAGCGTCGTTGGTGGTATTGATCGCAGTGCAGAATCGTGGTGGCGTAATTACTATCGCGATACTAGCGGCACGCAGCTTAGCACTTCTACTACGCTGTTGACTAAGTATCTTGGAGAAACATATCTCCAGGTTACTAAAGGTCTAACTCAGCCTGATCTTATCCTTACGGATAACGTGCTGTTTCAGCGTTTTGAAGATGACAACCGTGGTTATCTGCGACTGATGGATACTAAGCTGATGGAAGTCGGCTTTACTAACCAGAAGTTTAAGGGTGCCACTATGATGTGGGATGAAAATATCCAAAGTGGCACGAATATCACTGGTGGTGCAGGCACGCCCGGCACTTCTGCTAGTGGTAATGATCACCTTGTGTATTTCCTTAATAGCGAATATCTTTCGCTAACGCTTCATGCTCGTCGTAACTTTGTGATGACCCCGTTTGTCACTCCTTACGACCAGGATGCTCAAGTTGCCCAAATTCTGTTGGCGGGCAATATGACGCTCAACAACAGCCGTTTCCAGGGCGTTATCAAAGTCAGGGAGTGATACTGCAATGACTACTTCTCTTGGTGGCGCGCAGCAAAGTCTGCGTTTGATGGTGAAGAACTCCAGTTCTTCTGCAAAGATTGCTCGTGGAACGATTGTGACGTTCAGTTCTTATGCTGCCAGCAATCCTGCTGCTACGTTCCTTGATGGAACTCAGAATAAGGATTATGGTTCTGGAACTATTCGTCAAAATGACATTCCATACATCACTGTTGCTGCTGCTGGTGCTGATAGCACTACCATTGGCGCGCAGTTTCGTCTTGGCGTAGCCGCAGCGGATATCCCTGCTGGTGGCTTTGGCGAAATTGTCGTTTATGGTCTTGCTAGGGTTCTTGCTAGCACTGCTAACATCACTGCTCTTGGTGATGTGTTTACCAGTGATGCTAACGGAACTGCGATTGATGCAGTTACGGCTTCGCATCGCAATCCTGTTGGTATTGCTTTGGAAGCTATGTCGGCTAGCACGCTTAGCTGGTGTTTCATTAACTGCATTGCGCAGTCTTGGAATGCCACTACGTTCCTTGGTAAGACTTACTGAGGTAGTAATAAGGGAGGGCTAATAACCCTCCCTTATACATAAAATGAACTGCTCAATCAAAACACGCACTTTTAACTTCCTTACTACACCTACACAGGTCAATCCTGGGCAGTTGCTTTCGTCTTGTCTTGAACCTGGTGCTAGGATTCTTGGCATTGTGTGTAGTGTGAATGTCGCTACTGATTCTGCATCAGCGGCAATCTATGCGTCAGTAGGTGGTATTGATGTGCCATTGATGAATATGAATGCATCATTTGGCACTGCTCCATTTGCTGCAACTGCTGGTAGTATTCAGTGGTGGGCCGGTTGTGACCACCAATATACCGATAACAAGATTCAGACCTCTGCTCCTGCAACAAACACTGTTCAAGGCAATATCCCAAAAGGTATGCCTGAAACTTGGCAGGATAAAGCAAGTGGCGCAATTTACAATCTCAAATTGCAGTTACTTACAAATAATACGAGCAGCATCATTGTATTTTATACTGTAGATCCACCAACTGATACTGGCATTGTAATGTAATGCCTAAACTCGATTATGCAGCTAGTGTGCCCATGAACGTAAGGGCACCATTTAGCGTGTCTGTTGATGCCGCTAAAGAACCTCCAGGTGATAGGACGTTCAGAGATTTTATTCCTCGTGAACAAAACGCACCTATTCGTGCCGATGATTCTATTCGTCGAAAGAATTTCTCTAAGCCTATTGCTGCTCGCTATGAGGATGATTTCGTTTCTCGTGGTGAAGCCGATCGTCGTCAGCAAGGTGAACGTGCAGAAATTCTGGCAATTGCGAAAGAGCTTTATGCCGCTGATGAGAAACGACGTAAAGCGTTTGAAGCAGCAGAAAAAATGGCAACGCAATCGCCAAACGATAGTAATGCTGCGGAATTGGAGAAGGCACGAAAAATCTTGTCAGGACCAAAACCTCTGACTAAAGAAACTGCGATTGAGAAAGCAACAAAGCAGTATTTTGCCGATAGGAAATAGCCATGGCAGTTAAAAAGGTCCGTATTCTAATGGGCCAAAGCAACGCGGACGGGCAAGCTGACAAAGCTAGCCTGTCCGCTTCGCTTAGAGGACCACAAGCCAATTCGTATATTTTCAATTACGAAAATAACGCAATTGAAGTTTTAAATTGCGATGCTGTCGGTGCTAATCAGCCCAATAACGTAACAAGTCATATTGCTGGATGGTGCGGTCCAGAAATGACTTTGAGTGCATCTGTTGTTGTAGCAGAAGGAGAATGTTATCTCTTTAAGTATGCTGTGTCAACAACTTCACTTGGACCTTCCATTCTGTATAGAGAATGGCATCCTGAAGCCAATGATCTGTATACTGAATTTACAACTAGGTTTGGCGCATTTGTAGCTAAAATGGCTACATTGGGTCATACTGTAGACGTTTGTGAAATCTATTGGTATCAAGGTGAAGCAGACACCTTTATTGAAGGAAATGATAACGCATATCTTGGGTTGTTTAAGCGATTCAAGTCTGATGTGCGAGCATTTCTTGCGCCGTATACTAGTAGTCCGGTAATTAAATGGACATCGGCGCTGATTCACCAACCTATTCTTCCTAGTGGTCCAACTATCTTTTTGCTTAACCGCACAAAGAATGTGCGTGCAGCATTGCTTAAAGCTGGTTGGGATGATAAATTCTATCGCATTGTCGATGCTGACAAATTCAGTTTTCAGACTAATCTAATCCACCTTGACACTCAAGGTGTGATGGATTGTGGTAATGCTTTCTATGCTGCTGCACAACTAACGACTAGCAATACAATGGCTCTTGAAGATTACACGCTAGCGTCTATTCGTCAACGCATGTCCGAAGAATTCGGCATTGAGTTGAACAATGAGAATATGTCGCGTATTGATAATCGAATCAATGATGCGCTAGCTTGGATTGTTAATCGCCGAAAAAACTGGCCTTGGTTGCATCGCGACGCAGCAATCAACATCGGCGAGAAATCTACTTCTGCCACCGATATTCGTTATGGTGCTAGTATCTTTAGTCTAGCACAAACACAAGGTCTCTATTCCTCGTGGTCTCAATCTCCGGTTGAACCACGAGAACTGCTAGATTTCACTGGTGACGGTTATGCTGGTCTAATGGCGTTGTCGTATACTGGAACTACTATTCAGTTGCGTCAAGGCTTTGCAGACGATGACTATACTTGTGCGATCAGCGCAATTAGCGTTGGTGCAGTAACTACGTTTACTGTGAATCTCACTACTGCTCGTGGTGGAACCGCAGTATTGCCGACTAATGTATCTACGTTTGGAGTAAAAATTGCGGGAACTTCGCACGCTACTCCTGCTGGTTCTTATGACGGATATTATTACGCCACTAGGACTGGCAATAACACATTTACTATTGCTGTAAACTCAGCTGGACACACTGCTGTTACATTTGGCACTGTGCAGATTGCTCGTGAGTTTACTGTTGCTCAAGGGTATTTGGAACTGCCAGAAGATTACATTCGTAACGATACTGCGTATACGAATGAAGATGATGGCACACCATTGACTTATCGCCATCCAACTATTTTTAATCGAGAACTTCGACAAAATAGAGTTGCCTCTAACTCTGATAGGATCTACACTGTAGTGCCAGATCCTATGAATGTCTCGAATAAGAAGTTCATCGCAGTATATCCGTTCTTTACTGAGCGGTGTGTTCTCAATATCAGTTATTTTACTGACGTTAAGAAACTAATTGCTGATGATGATGTTCCTGATGTTCCTCGTTCTGATCGTTTTGTTGTAATCAATGCTGCTGGCTGGTTTGTCGCACAGTGGCAGAAAGATACTGAATTGCTTGCGTTCTATCGTGATGGTGCATTGAATGAATTGGAACGCATGGCTAAGGAATACCAACTTAGCGACGATCTAACAGAAAATCTGCCGTCTGATGCTGGCAGAACTGATAATGAACCTATTCGCGGTCCTAGCGGCTTTCCTGAGTTTGACTTGCCATGACGAAACAATTTGTTGATCGCACTGGAAATCTCAATGGCGTAAATCGCGCCGTAAGGGATTTTCGTATCCCTGCTTCGTTTCCTCGTGGTTTGCGAAATCTGAGCCTTCCAGATGGTAAGGCGGCGCGCAGAACGGGATATGGCTCTATGACGGGCTTTCCTGTTAAGACACAAGCCTTGTGTAAGGCTACTGGTTCACAGTTTGCTAAAAGACTGATTGAATCAGACCATAACAAAGGGATTCTTGCAGTCACTCCTCTTAGTTATGGCCTGTTGCGATGGGAAAGTGATTTTCAACTTCGCACAAATGAAGCTAAGACAGTTGAGTTTACTCTGCGTCTTGGCGATTTAGAACAACTAGTTGTCTCTCCGTTCGCTCGCATCGCTAATCGTGCTGCTGCATGGACGAATTACAACTTTCGTCCTGCTGGTGTATATGTATTCGATCAGACTATACTGTCGAATAATCATATTTTTAACACGGGATCTTTGACAAGCGGAGGAACTGCTGCTGGCACTAAGTATGATCTTAGTGCTTTTTTGACTGCCGATCAATTTGATGTATTTCCTCTAACTACTCTTGCTATTCTGTATACTAAGACTGCGATTACTGTAGTCTATGGTATGGTAGAAAATGCAGGAGCAAATGCTGGACAGTATTGGCATGGAACACTCACCTACAATATCGCTAGCTATGTTGAAGGAAGTATTTTTCATATTGCAGTAGTAAATGATCCTGCTGCGAGTGCTACTGGTAGAATCACGCTGTATATTAATGGTGTAGCAGCGGACTTCAAAAATCTTCCTGGTGGCAATTTCGTATACACCGGACAATGGGATAAAATTAACGGCGTTACTTATGCTTCTGGACAGCATAGAGATATTGTGCTGCTGAATGAATGCACTGTTCGTGCTTCGTATTCCAGCGCGTGTAAAATCCGTGCCGATATGCACGGGCATCAGACATTTTTCCACGACTTTAGTAGCTCTCCAAATACCGGTGTAAATCCGTGGGCATTGTCACCTAGCCGTGGCACTGCTATGTGTGATTTGCGTATTTGGAATAGTGCTCGTTCTACTGCGAATATTCTTGCTTGGGCTAACAAACGCAGTCCTCATCAAACAGGACTTGTAGGTCACTGGTATTTGAATGATGGTAGCTCTGTTTGTGCAAGTGTTCCAGGTGTAGGTAAAACTAGTTACATCTCAGTCCATCATGGCTATCCTGGTTATGTGTCAGTAGATAAGTTTGTTGGTTCTAGGCCAGGTATTCTACTAAGAGATGGGCAGCACATCATCAAAAGCACCACTAGTCAAGATAGGTATAATGGCAGTGGTTTGGCTGCCAGTCTTGATAAGTTGTTTGATGATTACAATAGTGCAGCAGCGGCACTTGCACATAGAGAGCAAAACTCTTTTACTGTGCAGATTCAAGTCAAATTAGATCCTTCATTTCAGCCAGAACTTAATGCAGATAGTGCAGCGGCTTTGAATATGCGGGATCTTGCACTTGTTGAAACACGTTACAATATCAATACAGGTGCTACTCCTTACGATTCATTGCTAGATGGTGCTGCCGAATCAAGCACATCATCGCGTAGCTTTATTGGGCATCCTACCGATCCAGTGCCAGGACCGGATATTAAACAGCATTTACGTGCATATGACCAAACTCTGTGGTCAATTGAGGGAACGCAAGAAACCTCTAGTGAGAATGTCACTAACGAGCCGGATCGTCGCAGAATCCCTATTGCTCGTGGTGTTATCACTCCGGCTGGTAAAGTTGCTTTTGAACTCGTAAAGAATCAAACTGGCGGTGCTCAGCCAAAGTATTGCAGACTTATTAGCACTACTACGCTTACTGCTGGCAAACTGTATACACTTACATTTGTTCAGCGAGCTAAGTATGTGTATAATGGAGGCACTAACAAACTTGATGCTGATGGCTGGCAGATGGAGATTTGGGTATACGATGAGAATACTGGAACTCCTCCAACTACTGCGGATAGCACATATGCTTTTGCTGCTGGAGCTACTGTAGAGACAATTCCATGTGTTCACAATAACAATTACGATATTATTATTGGAGCATCGTATGTAAATGACGGTTGGGATCATAGCGTAAGAATGCCATTTCCTGCTGGCGTTATTGCTATTCCTAAGACAATGTATTGTCCTGCGCCGTCTGTAAGCACAAGAGGTAATAGTGGTCCTTGGCCGGTTCAACAGCGATTTATGTCGCCGTATCAGGATCAGCCAGGATTCTTTATCTTTACCGCCTTCCGCTTGTGGTCCGTTCCTTTGGAGTATCCTGATATCGGACGATTCAGCACTTCTGAAATTAAAGGAAAAGACCAGACTCCTAGCTTGCTAGTAAATCTGGAGATTACTGAACCTACTGGTGTAGAAATTCCAAACAAGAGTAGATATCCTGATAGTTTTTACCTTGGCTTTAAAGGCTGGGGTATGCCACAAGGATACCGAAACATCACTTACCAAAATCCTGCTCTGACTGCCTATCTTACTAAAGAATTGTATGAAGGCATATGGGCATATGAGGACTGCCTTGGGTATCTTCCAATCGATTCAGTAAGCTATTCAGTATATTTTGATACTGGAACACTTAATCAAATTGACTATGCCTACTGCAATGGTATTGCTCCTGTAAAAACTACTCCTGGGCAACAATGTGGCATTCTCTCTATTATGGGAGATTCGCCATATTATGATGAGCAAATTAGCGGTAATTGGATTCCGCAATTTGTTTCCAATCATGGATTGATGTCCGAATTTTTGCCAGGTTCTCGCCGTAACTATGTAGTTATTGGCGATAGAACATTCATTACAGGTAAATTGTCTTTTCCTAAAGTGTTTGATGGAAAGAAACTTAATGTAGCTGGCTTTAAAAAATGGAGTGGAGGTAACATAGTTTGCTATCCTACTCCTTCACTAACAGCCAATCTTGCTAATGGCTGGTATGGTGTGTGTGTTGTTTACTACGCAGAAAAATACGGGACTTATCACGTATCGCCGGTAGCTACTTGTAGAATTGATACTGTAACTGCACTTACCCCAAATGCTATCGGTATCTTTATGGTGCCGCAGCATCCAGATAATCGAGTCAGTGTTGTTGAAGTATATCGCACACTTCCACAAGCAACACAAAATTTGGCGTTCTCAGCGCCATTGTATAAAACCAGAATTGGTGCTTCTGGAACTGGTGCAATTCCAAAAGGTATTGCTGGTCCTAACGAATTTGCAGAGCAAATTACCATTGATGAACAAGATTCAGTTCTTAGTGGTGCTGTGCTTGATCGCTTTGTAACTGAACTTCCGCTTTGTTCGTTCTGTGCTGGAATGAATGACCGTTTATACTTGGCTGGAGATCCAGTCAATAAAGACGTTATTTATTTCACTGATCCTGGTAATCCAGAAAGACTTGATAGCTTTGTAAACAGCATTAAATTGCCTGAAAGCACTGGTGATAGCATTACTGGTATTATCAGCGCATTTGGATCTATTTGGGTATTCAAGCCAACTGCTATTTGGCGTATTGATGATGTTGGTGGAAATCAACATCAGCTTACTAAAGTAGCCAATATTGGTGCTGTTAGCGAGCAATCAATTCAACTTATCACTAGTCCTGATGATGGACAAGTAACCATTTTCTTCTGGTCAAAATACGGACCATATCTATTCAATGGGTCTAGTCCGCAGTATATTGGTTCTCCAATTGAGGAATTTCCAAATAGTGCGACTAGTGACAAGTATTATTGGCTAGATGCAACTAGTGTAGTTGTCGCACACTATCCTGAGAATAGAGAGATCATCTGCTTCTACAGACCTGTTGTTATTCGTAACGATAACAATACTTTTACCTATCCTACTAGGAATGGGTATGCTGTAGTTTTCAATTATCGCTCTCAAGGATGGTATAAATTTGACGGCATAACAGGAGTCTCGGCTACTTCAATCAGCGCCACTACTCAATCTACTAGTCCTACCGACGCTGCTAGGATTACTGGCACTGCTTCTTTTCTCGTGGTTGGAAGTGATAATGGCCGTATTTACTCATGGGGAACTAGTAAATATGATGGAGTAGATGGAACAGCTTTGACACTTACAGGGTATCCAGCACAAAATTCTGGAACTATTCAAGCGTTATTTATTCCAACATTCCCATTTTCTGATGACTATATCGGAATGTGGGCAACTGTGTTCAACCAGACAACAAATTGTTGGGCTACGCTAAGAATCATTGGATACGATGTAGCTGCCCAATTTGTGTATTTTGATACTGAGTGGCTTGATTGTGATGGATACGAATACGTATATCCTACACAAGATAGTGATGTGCGATTGTTGTATCTTTGTCAAGCCTGTGCCTCTGTTGAATATCCTTTTGATGAGCTGGATATTCCTTTTCTAGATAAGGATTTGGTAGAGGCAGTTATTTGGGCCAATAAAGCATACCAAATGCGCAGCCGAAATAACTACAAGCAGCTTACGAGTCGCTCGTGGTCCCTTCGTAATGACACTAACGGTTTACGTGATCGAGTTCAGATTAAGCAAGTTCTTGAAAGTTTTAAACTTGAAATTGCTTCAATTGCTATTGATTTTTCTTTGAATGGAATTCTTTACTCTAGTCATCCAAAACAAGGAGCTGGTAACAAACAATGAAACAACTACCGTCAAAAGCAAGTAAACCACTACGCCGTAACTATAGCGCATTTACTTCTGATAATATTGATGTTGTAGTTAAAGAAATGCAGTCAGCTTTACGTGATATGGCTGACGCTATTTTTGAACTGCAAAATAGGACTATCACAGACAAATATCCTGATGCCGATGGTATGCCTTCGCATGGTAATCTGTGCGAACTCTTAAACGGCCAGTATCTTAGAGTGAATCAGACTGCGGCGTCCGGTCAGGTAGTGACAATTGAGCACTCCCTTGGTAGGATTCCTCAAGCAGTGGTTCAATTGAAGTCTTATGTGCTGCCTATCATAGCCGGAAAGATTAGCAGCAATTTGGCTCCTGCTAGTGAAACAAGTGTTTCGCTAGAATTGCGTGGTAATTCTGGCGATACTCACATTTTCATCTTGATCTAATATGGTATACGCATATCTTGCTGCTGCACTAACTAGTGGCAGTGTTAGAAAGAAGTTGGGACTTAAGAAAAGTGGTGGTGGCAACGATCCTAATGCCACTGTAGATCCTAACAATCCTGACAATAATCCTGATATTGCTAAGTTCAATAACGATCAGCAAGTCAGGACAAATTCGTTTGATTCTGCTGATGTCAATGGCAGAATGTGGCAGGATACTGGTAATACCGCAGTAGATAAACTCAATGCGCAAATTGGAGATCAACTAGTTGCTGCTAGAGCTAGGTATAATCGACTTGGCACTCGTTCAGGAGCAACGCAACAGGATCTTCAAGCAGCAGTCAATCCACTTGCTCAGCAACTTGCTATTGCTGATGGTCAGCAGAATGCGCTTAGTGGACTTACGCAGCAATTGACTAGTTCTGCTATCGGCTCTACTGCTGGCGCATCTATGGCAGCTATTCAGGCTGCTCGTATGTCTGGCGATGGTCGATACGGTTCTGGCGGCATGGCTGCTATGGCTGCTTCTCGTGGTGCCGTTGACGCTGCTGTTGGTCAAAGTGCTGCTTTGAGTAATGCACTTATTCAAGGTAGAATGGCAGAAGCAAACTATCAACAAAACTGGTTGCAGAATCGTGGCGGTATTGCCGCTGCATTGTCTACTTTGCTACAACAGCAAGCTGGATTGAAAGAACAACGTGGGCAGCTTGGTGTTGCTATGGAACAACAGTTTGCTGATACTCTTGCACAGTCTCAATCTGTGTATGGTGATTTGCAAATTGGAACTAAGCGTGGTTGGAAAGATAAGGCTCCTGGCATCTTTGGGCTTATTTAATGAATATTGTAGATCAACGCCATGCAGAAAATGTGGCTAATACACACCAAAGTGCCAAAGCCGGTATTAAGACGTATCAGCCTAAGCGTATTAACTTGGGTTCTGCTATTCTTGATTACTTTGGGCTTGGTGTTGTTAACGATCTGCAAGGATTGAAAAACAGCGGTGCTTCATCTACTTTAAAAAATACAGAAATAGGTAAACAAGTAGATGAAGGGCTCACTCAAGTTCCAGTAATTGGCAGCATTCTAAGCAGTCTTTTGCAGACAAAGCAAACTTTTAAAGGTGCTCCTGTCGATGCTCTTGATGAAGCTATTAAGGCTTCTCAAACTAAAGCAGGAACAGGCACTACTCTGTCTGACATCTTTACTCTGTTGAAATACGGGATTCAGTAATGGACACTACTGGTGTTCGTGACGAGTTGTTGCGTCATTTGATTACTAAAGGAGTAGATAACGCTATGGGCGATACTACTGCCAACAAAGACGCACACCAAAACAGTCTTAGTGATGCTCTAGCAGTAGCTCGTGAACAAGAACTTCATCACGTCGCTATGCAAAGTGAGCAAGAGAAACTTGTTGGTCAACGGTTGAAGAATGAACAACAAGTATTCAAGATGGAATTGGATAAACAGAAAGCTGCGGCTTCTGGCCTTGTGGTTCCTAC